TATTTCATTCTGTTCTATCCACTGCTCAACAACATAGTCGAGGTAACCATCAATTTTTTCAACCAGACCCTCAGTAATTGAATCTACTTGCTCAGCAAGTTGTTCTTCAAATTCTTCTTCTAAACGTGAAACTTCCTCTTTAACACGTACAACTACAGCAGCTTCAAAAATAGTAGCAGCTTTTACTTTAAATTCTTCTGTTAAATCTTCACCAAAAAGTAAAGCATCAACGTCTTCTTGGACATCGAAATCTTCAATAGATTCTTTTACATTTTTGCGAACTTTAGCAATATCAGCAACAGATCTACTACTCAAAGTATTTTTTGCAATTTTTTCAGGTGAATTAATTGCCTTTGGGATGAAATGATTATGTACACCTTGTGTATTTAAATCATCTGCAGTTTGTCTTTTTATAACTGAACCAATTCCTTTATGTCGTTTTGCAACAATACCCGCATGTTTTTCTTGACTTGCAGTAGTTCTTGCAGTTTGCGTTTTATTAATTGAATTATTATATTGTTTACTAGCTTTCTTAACATAAGAACCTAAAGTCTTTTTACTTAACTCATCTAATTGCTCAAAGTCTTCAGACATCATGAAATCTTCTAGTTCTTCAACTGAATAATCTTCAAGAGTAAGTTCTTCTTTAGTCATTTTGTCGACTGCTTTAGTAATACCTTTATCACGTTTAAGAGCAATCCTACCAGAATCGGACCATTTTGCTCCGGCGCCCAGCTTTTCACCATTAACAATACCGCTTGTAGCTGCTTTCTTGACATAAGAACCTAAAGTCTTTTTAGATAATTCAAACAATGTTTGTTCTTCTTCATCTAAAGAATCATATTCTTCTTTGGTTAGTTTATTGACTGCTTTAGATATACCAGCCTGACGAGCAAATGCTTTATTGCTAGATTTATTTGCTTTGTCTCCTTCACCTCTTGCTTGTTCGCGTGATGCACTTCTTGTATTTTTGCCATAATCAGCATTCGCTTTCTTAATATAAGAACCTAGAGTTGCTTTTGATAATTCAAACAATGCTTGTTCTTCTTCATCTAAAGAATCATATTCTTCTTCAGTGATGAATTCTTCATCTAATTCTTCTTCGTTTTCTAAAACTAATCCTGCTAATTTGGATTCTTCCATAATCTCAGCAATTTTGCTATCAATAGACATTTATATCTCCTAATTTTGATATATCTTATTATTTATAAAAATTAAACTTTTACTTAATGCTTCGTAAAAAATGTTGGAAGGCACGTATTTTTTGCTCTTCTAAATTCATCGATGTTGCTTTTGTTATTGTTCTTCTAGCTTCATCAACATGTTTCTCAAACTTTCCATCAACATAAACCCAAGATGCACCTTCCATGATTCCCTGAACCCAAGCATCTGGGGCAGATGGATCACTTACTAAATCGCCTGCAGTACTTAACATAAAGTCATTTTGTACTACATTAACACCTTCATTGTTCATTTTTAATGAACCTAAAGCACGACTTGATGTACCAATTCTTCCGCCACCTTTAAGAATACCTTCGGCAATTCTGCCCATAGGAGTATCAAGAATCTTCGCCTTTCCAATCCAATTGTTACCTTCTTTTCTTAAGTTAGTAATTAGATGTGAAATTCTATCAAGATTAATTGAAGGCGATTCAGGATGTCCTAATTCGCCAAAAGCAGAATTCTTTTCTACTTTTTCTTTAATATATCTTTGAACTTCCTTATCCATAATAGATTCAGGATACATTCTGCCATTACGATTCTTGATATTTGATTGAAGAAATACTCCTTCTACGTAAAGTTGTTTACCTTTACCTAGTTTTTCTTCTACAACCATATTTAATGTTTCGTTAACTTCCCTAATTAGTTTCATATTAGCTTCCGTATACTAATTCGTTATCTAAAGCACCAAATTGAGTAGTCTCTATTTTACCATAATAACCTGAATTCTTTCTAACTTTAATCCAAATTTCCCCTTGGACTGCCGCAGCAAGTTTATCTACAATAGTAACACTGATAGGATATGTTGCATTAGTATTATCAGGTGGGAAATATGTACCCATCATATCAATAAGATTACCATTATCTGCAAGAGGAGTAACAATGCGAACACTATTTCTATCTACTTTATATATAGCACCAGGTTCTCCAGCCCATTGAACTGCGGTAATAGAAACAGAAGGTGAACCAATTATTACTTGTGTTGCATAAGCAATTTTATAAGTAGTACCTGCTATTGCTGCTGCCCCATTTGCTGCTAGAGTAGCATGTGTAGTATCTGTTACTGAAGTGATAAGTCCAACATAAACTCCTGCAGTAGTATATACTTTTGCATTCACATGAACATTAGTATTAAAACTAGTTCCTACACCAACTATTGAAGTAGCACCTGTACCTATTGTTACAGTTCCTGCTCCATCAATAGTATTTGCATAAGGTAACAAATCTGTTGTTAAATTTATTATAGATGCAGCAGTATCTGATCCAGCAATTTTAATAACTGCCTCAGTCTCTGATGCTTTAATAATGGTTTTTGTTAATGCTGCCATCTTTATTCCTTAATGATTACATCGAGTATTTTTAAGAAGTTATCCGAACTTTCTTTCATGAACTCGACAACCTCTAATTTATTTTCTAGTAAGTTATTTATATGTTGTTGAGTTTGGTAATTTATTGCAATAACAGATTCATCATTAAGAATGTAGTGTATTTTACCATTAATAATAGAATCAAATTCATTCATCTCACGAATATGATAAACAGCTGGATCAATTGAAAAGGATTTGTCGGAAGCTATTTTAATATATTGTTCGACTATTTTATTTGTGACTTTTATATTATGTTCTTCTTTAATTATGTCTGCAATTTTTACTATGTTTTCAGAAAAGAATTCTTCATATAAGTTATTGATAATATCTTTTGCTTGCTCTGAATATTTAATATGATTTTTTGCTTCCGACAAATTTTTAAACTGAGTTACTTCATTATTAATTAATATAATATTATCGGTAGTTCTCTGAATAGTATTACCAAAGTAATAGAGATCCTCAAGAATCTCCATACCTGATAACGTTTCTTTTAACTTTTTAGAAAACTGTGAATAATACATTATAACCCTGAATGTCTATCACTAGATTTCGAGGTATGTGCAGCTGATCCTGCACCAAGACCTGTCTTTTTATACGATCGTTGTGTACCAGCTCTTCTTTTATCAAAAAGTTTTTGATCTTCTGGACTCATTTTTTCTCTTGCAGAACTAATAATATCCTTAGTTGGGATCGGCCATTCTGGATTTGTTCCTACTTTTTTAAGTATGTTATTAGATTGTTGTGTTGATTTACCTCTATAAGACATATGAGTTCTATTAGATAATTCATCTAACTCTTCAACTTCTTCTTTAGTTAATTTGCCAACTGCTTTAGCAATACCTGCAGTACGTTTCTTTTCTAATTTCTTAGAATAATTATAATTATCTACATGTAAAGCTTCTAAGCCACTATTTCCTTTGGCTAAAGCATCTGATGCACCACGAGCAGATTGTTTAACACCAACTGCAGCTTTTTTGCCTTGCTCAGCCGCTTTATTAATATATGAACCTAAAGTTTTCTTAGATAATTCATCTAACTCTTCAACTTCTTCTTTAGTTAATTTACGGGCTGCTGCTTCAATACCTTTTCTTCGGTTATTAGCTTTAACAAAAGCTGCCCATTGGGCGTCTTTATTGGGTGAAGTGTACATAGTTCTTACCTGAGACGCTCTATCATCAGAGGCTTTCTTAACATAAGAACCAAGAGTCTTTTTAGACAATTCATCAAGTTGTTCAAACTCTTCAGACATCATAAAGTCTTCTAATTCATCTATTGAATAATCTTCAAGAGTAAGTTCTTCTTTTGTTAATTTGTCAACTGCTTTAGCAATACCGACTTTGCGTTTTTTGTTCATACTTGCAGCATCTTGATAATCTTTACTTCTACTATGATCATTAACAGTTATACCTTTAACAAATCCTGCAAGACCAACATCAGAAGTTGCTTTCTTGACATAAGAACCTAAAGTCTTTTTAGATAATTCATCTAGTTGCTCAAATTCTTCAGACATCATATAGTATTCAATTTCTTCAACTGAATAATCTTCAAGAGTGAATTCTTCAACTTCTTCTTTAGTTAATTTTTTCTTTGCTTTTGCTTTTTCTTGATCAATAAAACTTTGAGTAGTTCCGCCTTTAGCATGGTGTTTTATTAATTTGTCTTTAAATTTTGGATGCTTAGGATCCCAAGTTTCATATGCATCACTTGAATCATAACTTTCTTCAACTGAACCAAACATACCTTGAGCAACAGATACTCTCATATCATCTAAACGGCCAGAAATTTTACTTGCCATAACAGCATTAAAATTATCTTCAATAGCAATTGAATCACCTTCAGCAATTGCGTTAATTAAATCTTTAATCATTGTTAGTTTCCTTGTTGTGTAGATGTTGGAGATCCAAATCCTTCAGGTACTGGAGGAGGATTCTCTTTATTTTGTTTTGCGATTTCTTTTATATCTTCATCTGATTGCATTAGTACATTTTTTTGAATCCATTCAATACTATAATATTTACCTACATACAAATCAATTTGCTGAAGGGTCGCAATTCGTTGATTAAGAACTTCACTTTCTTTTAATTCTGAAAAATAATTATCTTTTTGGAAATCAAATTGAATACTTTGTTTCATATCAAACCATTCGTCATCTCGAATGATACCTTTTGAAACTAATTGTATTCTTAATGCATCTACAAGTAAATTAGAAAATTTCTTACGTAATCTAGTAACAAATTTATTAAACTTAACTTCTTCTCGTGTTATCTCAGTAGAACGACCTATGCTAAAACCTTGAGAAGGTTGTAATCTTCCTAAAGGAACATTTAAAGCTTGATATAATTTACTTTGGAAGTATTGTACATCTTCTATTTGACCAAGAGTTTGACCTCCAGGCAAAGTAGTAATTTCAGTACCTTTGCCACCTTCTCTTCGAGGCATCCAGAAGTCTTCCATCATAGACAAATGTTTACGATCATCTCTTACTTCGCCAGTAGTAGCATCATAAACAATTTTATTACGAAACTTGTTCATAATATCATTTACATATTGTTCTGCTTTTAACTTAGGTAAATTACCAACATCAATATAGAATATACGTCTTTCTGGGGCTCTAGAAATACGATAGATTACTACCGCATCTTCAATCATTTTTAATTGATTGGTTGGTTTAACTGCTTTATGGAGATGACCTAAAGTCATTCCTGAATTAGGATCAATTAAACCACTTGGGCAATAGATAACTGAATCAAGAGATAATTTAACACCTTGCGATGTTTGCTCACTAATTCCTTTATCATTATATATGTAAAATTCATCAATAGATTTTACAACATCAATACCTTTTTCATTACGTTGTTTCTTTACGTTTTTGATTTTTCTTATTTTTCTTGGATCAATTTTACGTAATTCTGTAATACCTTTTTTGATATTAGCAGGATCAATCAATACTTGATAGTATACTCTACCATCTATGTACCATTGACGGAAAATGTCTGGACCGAATTCTTCAAAGTCAAATAGTTTTAGTACTTCTTCAAATTCATCGGTGATTTTTTTCTTAATACCATCTGAAACTTTTAAATTATCCAGATTAAGTTCAATAGATTTATCATCTTCAGTTATAATTGATTCATTAACAATATCTGTTATTGCAGAATCACAATCAGAATACTGGGCAACTTCTCGGTATCGACGAATAAGATCATTTTCATTCTTGACAATAGAATCCATATCAAGAACAAGACCATAATAATTTGCAGCACCTGATGCTGTTGTTATTACAGTACTGCCATCTTCCGAACTTGGTGGAACTACACTAAGTGGATTTTCCTTGACAGGTTTTTTCTTACCTAACTCGATACCGAAAATTTGCATATTTTATCTCAAAATTATAATGAAAAATTATTAGAAACTAAATGGAATTGTTCCTACTGGAGTATCAATTGATATGTTAGTACCAAAAGAAGAACCATCAGTATCTGTACCAGTATTAGATGTAAAGTAGTTATAAGTAAATTCTACATCAAAAGTTTCAAGTGTGTTTATTACGTCAAAATCTAAAGCAATTGGAGAAATAGTTGTAGGATATGCATCAGCAAATTTATATACTTTTAAAGTAGCACCATTACGATCTAATTGATGAACTTCTAAATCTACTTGATAATCAGAAGGATTTGTTTTACCTTCAGTAGCAGCATATCGTTGAATCCCAGCTTGCCAAGATTCAAATGCATTACGTAAACCAAAGGTTGTATCATTAATAATTGTTATATTCCACGGTTGGAAACTACGTTCACCTGCAATATTAACAACTCTGCCTCTATATGGAACTTCTACATTTGTTATAGTAGAACCAGGTAATTGAGCAGCTTTACATAAAAACTGAGCTCTTGATCCTTCAAATGCACCGGCAGATACATAAGAAGGGAAATTTAAGTACGCTCTAAATTGATTGGCACGAGCACCGCCACCAATCAATTGAGATTTAAAATCTGATATATTTGCCATTTTTTTATTCCTTAGATATACGACTTTGTATTATTTATAGTTGAAAATTGGGAGTGTATTTCAACTCCCAAATACTAATTAACCACCAATTTCAGAGAAACTGATACCACTTCTTACTGCTATAAAGTTCAAAGTAATATAGTTAATTGAACGGGCAGGTTTAACATAAATGTCGCCTACAAATTCATTACGATCAATTACCTCTCCAGTATTATTAGTATCGTCACAAATTACTCTAAAGTCTAGAATACCTCGACGACCCTTAACATCTCGTAAGAAAGGTTCTACAATATTTTTAAATTGAGCTCTTGTAAAAGTATCATTAAATTCAAATAATTGATATTTAGATGCAGTAGAAATTGCTTTCTCAAGAACAATAAACAATCTACGAACATTGATACGATCAAATGCAGAAGGCTTAGCCAATAATGTTTTATCACCAAATAATATAGTACCTTGTCCAGGGAATGTAACTACTGGATTAACACCATTTTTATAGATAGTATCTCTATCTGTTTTAGATAAACTTGCGGCAAGTTTAACAATATTTTTCACTTGACCACGATTATGCCCAGCAGGAGACCACCAAGCATCATTAGTATAATCAGTACGTGCAGTCATACCAGCAATATCACCGTTTAATGGTACCCATCGATATCTGTCATTATATCTATCGTATTGATACTTATAACCAGAATCTAGAACACCATAAGAAGACGATGTTAATCCATCTCTATAAGCATTAATTTTAGTAGTAACTGCTGAACCTGAACCTATAATTGCATCACCTGTAGATATATCTTGTGCAGATACAAATACAACACAATCTTTACGAATTTCTGCAATACTTTGAATTACATAGTTAGCAGTAAGAAAATTTGCTTTACCGACAGGTATTAAACTAATATCATATTGACTATCATCTAAGTATAATTCCCAAGATGTCATTGCATATGATCCAGCTGCATCAGAAAAATCATCAACCGCACCTGAAAAGGAATCATTCATAGCTCCTTTTAAAGAAGCATAAGCAGTACCTGAAACAGCAGCGGTACCCCATGCTCCTCCAGTATTAGTGTTTGCGGTATGTTTCATCCACCAAATATATTGTGATCTTGTATTAATTACTTCTTTATAATAATTAAGTGTACCATCATATTTTTTAGCATCTGATAATTTAGAAACATAAGCAAATTTTTCTAAAATTGAACCTTTTGTTCCAGTGAACGCTCCATCTTCATCAATGATAATGATATGAAGTTCATCCCCAGTAACATTAGTGTTAGAAGCATAATCTGAAGTTCCGGGCGCAGAATCAAATTGAGTATAATATGCCCAATCAGCTTTTAATGCAGTTCCTGCAGGAACAGAAATTAAAGAACCAGGAGACTCTAAAGTTAATGAAGTAGCAGATTCAATAGATTTAACAGTACCAATAACTACGCCTAAATCAGTTTTAAGAATAGCACCTACATGTAGTTGAGTAGTAAAAAGTGTACTAACCCCTACCACAGTTGTTCCACCAATAGGAACAATACTAGAAGAGGTAACACTAGTCAACACTAAATTTTTAAATGTATTAGAGTCTGCCATTGATACTTTCAATGAATTACCTAAAATACCGGCATATTTTGCTGCCCAAGAACAGTTATATGTTGAAGTAGTTAAAGTACCATAGTGACTTTCATTTTTAATTTTAGTAGCAGTACCACCCGTACTAACTGCATTAACTGCAGAATTAGAATCAATTCTAGATACATATAAACTACTTGTATAAGACAAAAAGTTTGCTGCAGTAAAAAATGATTCAAAAGTACTATCATTTGGCATACCAAATTGTTTTACTAATTCAACTTCTGATGATAATTTGATAGGGTATTCTATTGGACCCCACTGGAACTTACCAGCAAATGCCCCAGTTGATGATGAAACTGCTGGTACAATATTAGTAAAATCTTTTTCTACTACTGTAACTCCAGGACTTAACGCGTATGCCATTTTAAATTCTCCTAAGAAATAATATTCGGTGTATACGATGAATCTTAACTTTGATTCATTGTATTATTTATAAAAATTCATATTTCAGAAATTTAGAAGCATAATAGGCGCTTCTAATTCTATTTGACCATCATCATAAAAACCAAACGGGGTTAATTCTTCCTCAATTAATCTCATTTGATTTTGATACATTATTTGTCTAAGTTCTACGTTATTTAATTCTTTAAAATATGGTTGAGTGGTTAACCACGAAAAAATAACAAGTCCCATTACTAAATCATCTTTGTAACTATCATCTGCTGCGTATGAATCCTTTACTTCAATAAAGGTAGATAGTTCAGAAATCGTATCCATATCATTAATAAGTAGTTTATTTTCTACTAATAACGATTTTAAATTGGCACAACCAATTCTTTTTGTTTTTTTATCGGTATTTACACCTAAAAAAGATCTACCACCAAATCCGCCTCCGGCAGATTGTCCTCTATCTAATCCCTTTGCTTTTTTATTTATAATAATCATATTTTCATATTCTAACTCATGATGTAATATATGTGCCACCTGTTCAGATATATTTATCTCAATTAAAACGTGTGCATTATTATAATCTTTTGCAACTTTATAAATTATATTTGGAAATAGTAAAGGACTTATATGATTATCTTTATACTTAGCAACTTGTTTATATGGTATTTCTGTGATATCTATTACCTGAATTACCGAATTATCTCCACCAACTCCCTTTGACGGATCAATTGTCATTACATAGTTTCTACCTCTTTCAGGTATTTCAAAAACATCTAATCCTTCTCTTGAGTAATCAATAACACTTGGTGATAGTTTAGATAAAGTATCGGAAGGTATCAATGTTAAACTTGAACCTAAGAACGAACAATTGTGAGAAATTAAATCATTTGAATAATATAAATTTCCATTATCAACATTTATTGGATCATATACATCTATTTCACCATAAGAAATAATATCAACAATTATTTTATCATTTAAAACATCTCCATTACTCAATAATCCTGCAATAATTTCTTTATCATTATCTATAAATCTATGATTTTCTGTTACTATAATATTACTATTATCTACAAATGATATTTGTATAGTGTTCCTTTTATTTTTAATGATACCATCAAAGGATTGAAAACCAGAAGGAGTCAATATTTTATATCTAGAGTTCATTTTGTAATATTTGCGTTTTTCTTAATATATTTAATATAGTTCTAGCTGATACATTAAAATCAGATGCAACTGATTTAGCAAAAACATTTTCATATGAACACCACTTTCCATTTTTAGCTATATAATTATAAGGTATTTCTAATTTAGGTTTTGATTCATATAAAGATAATACTTTAGAATATAATTCTAATAATTCTTTTTTCTTTTCTTCCTTTATGTTTATAGTTTTATTCTTTCTTATACTAGACCATAATTTTCTAGTATCTTTAGAAGGAACTCTTCCCTGTAATTTTAAATTGGGTTTACCCAATTTACTTTTTGATATATTTGTTTTTGTTTTTTCAGTTCTTGTTGAACCTGTATTTGGGTTGAATTCTTTTGATAAACCTTTAGCCCAATGATTTTCCGATGCCATTTTTCTTTGTTCTAAAGTAAATTTTTTTCCAGGAATACCTCCATTTAAACCGTTTTCAGGTTCCAGGTTAGCCCATTCTTTAGATTCTACTATATTATTTTCTTCTGATAACTGTAAAGCAGGTTCAACTATAGATGCATCATGATATAACTCAGATACCCACAGGGTAACTATATGTTCTTTACCATGTTTTTTAATATGGCGCATCCAATGTTTACCAGAACCATTATATTTGTATGGATCTTTAGTGGTTTTACCAAAATATTTTAATCCAGTTATATTGTGTTGTTTGATATAAAGATATGTAGGTTCAATGGGAGTATAAATATTCATACTGGTGTCCTCTTATGACATTAGAGCTAGTAGATGTTTGCTGCATCATGACTAGCATTTATTAAATTATATGCTTCTTCTATAGGTATATTTATAATTTTTCCAGTTTCAGTATCTTGCAAAGTTATAATAGTATTTCCTGCAACACACAATACTTCCTGGTTAAACTTTAGTTCACCTAATTGTCGACGTTGTTCTTCTGCCCAAGCAGCGTCTCTTCCAGGAATTTCCCAATATGGAATAAACAGAGGTACAAAGTCATTATGACCTTTTTCAGCATCAGTCCAAAACTTCCAAAAATGATTATACCCAAGTGGAGTAGAACTTAATAAAATTTTAGATGTTTGACCTGAAGAGATTGTAGGATAAACAGAAGTAAAAAAATCTTCAGCAACTGAATTTGGAATAAATGCAGTTTCGTCAATATATAACATATTGACGGTTTTACCACGGATACCTGAACCTGTAGTAGCAGCAGTAAATACTTTTGATTTATTTTCTAATTCAATATCACCTTTATTCCATGTTTTTACTCCGCATTTTAGCCAATGAGGTAATAACTCAAACATCAATTGGAGCCTACTCATCACCTCTCTAGCAGCAGAAGATTTATTTGCAAGTATTGCTACATTTTTAGCATTATTAAAATTAACATACCAAAGAATATATGCAGCAGAAGTTTGTGTTTTACCTTGTTGACGACCCTCCATGAGAATAACTTTACGATTCTCATGGATTATCTTTACCTTTTTTCTTTGACATTCATAAAGATTAAATGGTATTATACCATAGTCAAGTGAGATAATTTTACAGTATGTATCTATAAAGTAAATAGGATCTTGTGAACATTTAATATATTCTTCTACTTGTTCTTGAGTATATTGAACATCTACATTTGCCGCTTTTAAATTAGGATTGCTATTATACGTTAATGATGCCATAATGATGCCATATTAAAAATGTTCTAACCAAGATTCAGAAATAATACTTCCATCTATAGGATCACCAATAGCAGTATAATTATCAATAGGTTCATTAGTAACAATATCATTAATATTAGCTTTAACTGTAGTAATAATACCACCGGTATTATTTCCACCAAATAGATTTAATTTCAAAGTAAAATTTAATGTATGAGTTACAAATCTTCGTGTAGCAAAATCACCATCATAATCATCCTGTACAGAAATACTATTTAAAATAATAGGAATATCTTGAATAACATTCATTTCAGGTACAGCATTAATTGATAATGTATATTCTGGAGTAAATGTAGGTAAAATTTGTTCTATTATTTGTAATGCATCTTCTTGAGTTTTTGTCAAAATGTATAAAGATACTTCAAGATTATATGGAACAACTGAATTTAAAGTATTAAGATAATTTGTGCCATCACCACATTTTATTTGTTGCATTCTGTTTGTTTTTCGTACAGAATCATAAGAATATCCAGTAATTTCAAAAGATATTCTAGGCAATGTTGTATATACATGTCCTTCTAAAGATGGATCAGAATCTATTCTTACTAACCACTTTTCTTTTGGAGCATATCCTACCGGTACTTTTAGAGTTTGAACTGTAGTTCCAGTAACAGAACCACCTTCTTTTCTTTCTATTTTAATATTAGAAAAAAGGCCGCCAAACCCAACAATAGTTTTTCTTATTATTCCGTGATAAAATGGAGTTTCGTACATTAAATATCTCCGAACGGATTATTAGTATTCCATACAACAGTAGATGCTTCATCTAAAAATGAATTATTATCACCATATGAATCTGGTTTATCTATATCTACTTCAACTACAGCAACTGCCTCAGCAAGACTACCACTACCATTACTAACAATTTGAATAGTAGGTATTGCTGTATAACCAGTTCCGCCATTAGTAATATCAATTCTTATAACTTTATTTGCAGTTGCTCCAGTACCTAATACTGCAGTTGCTGTTGCGCCAATTCCTTGATCATATAAAGCAACAATATTAACAGTTGGTACTGTCATATAACCAGAACCTTGATTAGTAACATTAATAGATGTGACAGTACCATATGAACTATCTGCGATATTCGTAGAGAATGTTTTTAATGATTCAAATATATCAATATCTTCATTACCGGTATCTAGTCTTTCAGATGCATATTGGAACAATTCTACTTGAAGTTTGTAAACATATAATTTGCCCAATTGATAAAATGGATCTTGATGTTGAACAAATTTAATTTCAAATAAACCCTTTGACAATGGAAAATAAATTAAATCTCCTTCATTAGGTCTGCTTGGTACTATAGTTACACCATGTACACCTACAAATTGTTCCCATCTTCTACGAGAAACCACTAGAGTTGCAGATTGTTCTACCATCAATCCAAATTTTTGTATCATGAATCCTTGACCACCAAAAGTATCAATATTTTCAAAATACATTTCTATAGGAAAAACTGTTTTAAATTCAGATAATCTATCTTCACCTAGAATATTATCTTTTGCAACTAATGTTCTAGGGATATACATCACTTCATTTCCATATATACGAAGTGATTCAATAATTAAATCTTCTACAAGATACTGTTCATTTTTTGTACCTTGAGTAAAATACACATTAGTTGTTGACATATTTTATCCCATAAACCAAGATAATGGAGCAGATTTAGTCATTAATTCATCTTCTAAATCTTTGATCTCATCCATAGCTTCTCTATATAAAGAATCGCCATCTAATGTAACGCCACCAGGCAATTGTATACCTGAAAACTTTTTGATATTAGTTGCCCACATCCTTTTAAATAATGCGGTGGTATAGTGTTTTAACCAAAGCTCATTCCACATTCTAGGTGCATTGGCCGGATTTAACGCGCCATAACCATCAACCATAAAATATTGACCAATTAATACGCCAGATTGCCATTTAATATCAAGATATAATTTATTTGTAAATCTATTAAACCTAATATCTGGTTTAGCATTTAACTCGAAATCCAACATATCAAGATGCTGCATAACTGTTTTATAATAGATCATTGATGTAGAAGTTACATCATACAAATCATGTAAACGTAATTGATATTGTAGATCAAACATGTTCTTAGAAGAAGATGCTTGAGCCATAGGAATAACTCTAGTTACACCATATAATAAATCTGGCAACGTGATATATCTATTGTCATACACACCTTTAACAACCGGATTTAATACAGTTAAAGTAGCAGTAACTGTATCAGTTGAAATAGTTTCTCCCGCAAGGAAATCACCTATTATCTCAACAACCAATAAAACATTTCCTGTAGATGTTCTTGATTCTGTTCTAGTTCCTTCATCCAAAACTACAATTGCTGTAGCACCAGAAGTTGCTCCAGTTACTTTAGTGGATTCTCCGAAAGACTCTGCATTATTGGTTGTAAGATTTAATACAGAAGCAGTAATCATGTATTTGGCATATACTTGTTCTATACCTTCAGGATGATACAATCTCCAATATTCTAATGCCTCATCAATTCGGTCTTCTAATTGTTCATCGTCTACATTTATTTCAAGTACAGGAGCACCCAATGATCGTAGACAATATTGTTTTAAATCTTCTCTTGATGATAAAGCCATGAGTAATCTCTTATAAAGTTATAGTAATATTTATACTAATTTAATATACCAATATATTTTATTTCTTCATCTAATCTTACACAGAATTCAGAAGTTATACCAATATCAATAATAGCCTCATATTTTATTTCTTCATCTAGTGCTACATTATAAGAAATAGCTTCGTCTAATATAACATAATATTTTATTTCTTTATCAAATAAAACACCAAAAAATATTAATAATTTATCAACAAATAACTGTATTATCGCTGTAGCATTTGAAATTACTGTGATAGTTTTACGTATAAGTTTAACTAAAGAAATATCTATAATAGATTCTACATGTAAAACCTTAGAAATCTCTTTAGTAACTGTATAGAAAATATCTGTTGTTGAATAAGCAGTTTTTATAATAGTTCTACTTATAGATGTTGTATTATTAGAAGTAGCAAATAGATATAGCAACTTTATAAAAGCTATTGTCAACGTACTTGCGGTAATAGAAGAACTTATTAAACTTCGTAAAGTGCTTCTAGATAAAGAAGTAATTCCAGAAACACCAGAATTTATAGTTTTAGATATAACTTTTATAATAACCGATGCAGGAATAATAAACAAAATTAAAGTTTTTGAAATCCGTTTAACAAAATAAGAACTTCCAGAAGAAGTAGTATTCAATACTTTTTGTAACTTTTTGTATAATACTAAGGTACCTGAAGAAGTACCTAACATGTTTCTATTAATTGATCTTCTAATAACCGTAGTTGGAGAAGTAGATACTATCATTGCCAATAAATGCAATGCATAATCATATAAAGCCACAGCAACAGTAGAAGAACTTAGCATAGTTCTCAATATAGATTTATAAACTAAAGCAGTTGTATTAGCTATATTATTAACAGTTTTACTTAATTTCTTAATAACATTAATATTTGCAGTATTAAATACACTCAATACTGTTTGTAACTTTTTATATAATACTAAGATACCTGAAGTAGTACTTACTATAGTTTTATTAATGGCTCTTATAATAATTGTTGTAGGAGATATAGATATACTCAATACTTTTTGTAACTTTTTATATAATACTAAGGTGCCTGAAGAGGTACCTAATATGCTTTTATTAATTAATCTTGTAATAACTGATGTTGGAGATGCAGATGCTATCATAGTCAATAACTTAATACTAAAAGCAAATAGCACTGCAGAAACAGAGGAAGAACCAACCACAAGTTTATTAATTAATCTTATAATAAAAACAGAAACTGCAGTTGTACCAAGAACAGTTTTATTAATTACTCTTGTACTAACAGTATTAACTGATGATATACCTAAAATAGTTTTTCTAATTGCTCGAGTAATAACTGCACTAGGTGACGAGGTTGCTAATATTAATACTAAATAAACAGAAGAAATATACCATGCAGTTATAGCACTAGTTGTAACAACTGCAGTTTTATTAATGGTTTTTAATAAAGAATATGTTACTAAAGTAGAACTTAATAATATTTTGTTAATTAATTTAGTAAAAACTATAGTTGGAGTAGTTGAACCTATTAAGGTTTTCTTTATTAATCTTATAATAAAAGCGGCACCAGAAGAGGTACCTAATATGCTTCTATTAATTGCTTTAGTAATAACCGTAGTTGGAGATGTAGATGCTATCATTACTAATAGATGTAATACATAATCAAATAAAGCAGCGGTACCAGTAGAAGTGCCTGTTAAGGTTTTACGAATAGATTTTACTAGACTAAACGCACTATTAGATAAACCTAATGCAATCTTTAATGTTGATTTTATAACAACTGAAGTACTTGAAGAAGTACTAAAGGCAACTTTTGACATTAATTTTAAAGCAATAGAAGTTGCTGAAGTTGTACCAACAACTGTTTTATTGACGACTCTTCTAATAACCGTAGTTGGAGATGTAGATGCTATCATTGCTAATAGATGCAATACATAATCAAATAACGTCGCTGTACCAGAAGAGGTGACTGTTAGGGTTTTATTGATTGCTCTTCTAATAACTGATGTAGGAGATGTAGATGCTATCATTGCTAATAGATGCAATACATAATCAAATAAAGCAGCGGTACCGGTAGAAGTGACTGTTAGGGTTTTATTGATTACTCTTATAAAAACAACTGCACATGAAGAAGTACCTAACATGCTTCTATTAATTGATCTTCTAATGATAGATGTTGGAGATGTAGATGCTATCATTGCTAATAGATGTAATACATAATCAAATAACGCCGCTGTACCAGAAGAAGTGACTGTTAGGGTTTTATTGATTACTCTTACTATGCTAGAAGCACCTGATGTTGAAACCAACAATATTTTTAAAATATTTCTACTAATTGTAATACTAACATTTGATGTACCTGTTAAGGTTTTATTGATTACTCTTTTAACTATAGACGTAATAGTAGTTGAACCTAAAACTATTTTTATAATGGATTTAATAAAAACTGAAGTAACACTTGTTGAAGAAACAATAGTTTTTATAATGGATTTAATAAAAGCTGCAGTAGGAATAGTATAACCAAGTGCTATTTTTACAGTATTTCTTACTAGACTAGAGGCAATACTAGTTGAACCCGTTAAGGTTTTATTGATTACTCTTTTAACTATAGATGTAATAGTAGTTGAACCCATTAAGGTTTTATTAATTGCTCTAGTAATAACCGCAGTTGGAGATGTAGATGCAGCCATTAATAATAAACGAATACCATAAACATATAAAGTAACTAATGTTGTGGTAACAGTAGAAGTGCCTATTATAGTTTTGTTAATTCGTTTAGTAAAACTAGAGGCAACTGATGTTGTAGCAAGTATAGTTTTTGCTATTAATCTTGTAAAAATAGAGGTTGGACTTGTTGAACCTAAAGCTATTTTGTTAATTCGTTTAGTAAAACTAAAGGCAATGGATGTTGAAGAAACAATAGTTTTTATAATGGATTTAATAAAAACAGAAGTTGCACTAGTTGAAGAAACAATAGTTTTTATAATGGATTTAATAAAAACTGAAGTTGCACTAGTTGTACCAAGTACGGTTTTATTAATTGCTCTTTTAATGATAGATGTAGGAGATGTAGATGATACTAGTACTAAGAACTTCAGTATATAAGCATATAGAACACCTATTGCCGAGCAAGAACCAATTATAGTTTTCTTAACTAATTTAGTAAAAACAGAAGTGGGAGTTGAATTTACTAAACTCGCATACACGATATAAAATGATCCTACATAAGTAGGATCAATATAATCTCCTCCTACAGTATAATCATATAAGTATGAATAAGAAGATGGCACACCTGCTATAGTTTTACCAATCCATCTAATTGATGCAGCAGCAACCAATAAGGATACTAATCTATAGGCGGCAATACTTTTTCTAAGTGAAGCTGAGGGAGTTGTAGAAGCTACAAGACTTTGAGTATATGTTGTTCCTTGATATACCGTTCTTAATAGTAATGACATTGATTATACTCAAATCCTTAATAAGTTTATATTATATTTATTAAGGATTTGAGTTACATCTTTTTATTCCCAATAAGAGTTTACAGATACTAATACAGAGATTACACCAGTAGTTGTTACTGCACCAAAATTCCTAGCAATGAAATGCAAATATTCACCTGGATTTACTGCTAAAGGAGAGTTGAATGACATATAAGCACCACCTGCAGAACCAATTACCCCAACTGCTGATGTTACGGGAAATGTCTCAAACCCAACAGCGACTTTTCTAGGTCCTTTTGTGCCAGTGATAGCATCAACTGTTGCCAAAGTAACAGCATTAGAACCAACAGCAACTGAATATCCATATAATACTGGACCACCTGCTAAAATTGTAGTAACTGCTCCGTGAAACTTAACACCTCTAATATAAAGTGTTTTAGCCGTTAACGCTGCAGTAGGAACTGGGTTTAAAAAAGAACCTAAAATACCATCAATACCCTGAGCTAAAGTTGGTAATACAGGAAATAATCCACCTAATCCAGAATATACTGAAGTTGCATTATTGATAGCAGAACCAGCAGGGTTGACAGTAGCCGTTACATTGGTTAATAATGCTGTCTGACCCATAGTACCGCCAGATTGTCCTTGTATACCGGATTTACCTGAGATAGATGCGATATCTGCTATAGATTTACCAAGACCTCCCGCATCTTGCAATCCAACAAACACATAACCAATTTTTAATGTAGTTGCTGCTGATGGTGCAATTGCTGAGTTTATTACCCTAGCACTAAAAGGTTGTGCCGCAGTATAAACAGGCATTCCCATACCAGCAGGAGAATTAATAACACCAACACAAGCACCATCAATATAAAATAAAACACGGTCATCTTCACAGATAATTTTATATTTAACCATCTCAGCGATGCCTGGAGGAGTAACCACCGTGATGTTTGTTTCTACACTGTTATTTACTACAACACACTTTAAAGTACCACCAGAATCATATCTGAATAATGCACCATCTGTTACAGCGGCATTTGTTAGGAATTGAAACAATCCAAATTCAATTGTGCAGTTTACTTGTGGTGCTGTACTTAAAGCAACATCCATATTACAATAAGTTGCCAAATCCGAGTAGAGTGGAAAGTATTGATAGGTTTTAATTGAACTATAAGTAGATAATGTGTTTATTGCCGAAGCGTTTAATGTTATTGAACCACCGCCAACTACAACTGTTTGAGTTGTTACTGTTTGATAAAAAAGAGCAGTATTTAATGCTGTATAGTTGAAGGTTTCGGTAAACAATGGAACTGCTTGACCAACACCAATTCTGCCTTGGGCGGATACTCGTACTTCTTGTGAAATTCTACCTGCTGGGTCTCCAGTCTCAGATATATCCGATGCCAACATTATATAACCAGATTGCGCTGGGTCAAGAGGCATATTTACTTTTACATTACCGAAACCATCTAGTCCCGAAGATGCTACTATTACGTCTAAAGCCATTTTATTTTCCTATATTAGTCTGCCCATACCCAGCGAACTTGGAATGAGTTTGTCAATTTGTGAATACTTCTTGCGTATATAGTAAACCCTGTTCCACCTGTAGGCGTCCCACATGTTATGGAAGCAAATACAGGAAAATACTTATGGTCAGAAGCAGTATGTGTTGCAGTAGTATCATCCCCCATTACCCAAGCCTCTACTTTAGAAGAGGCTTGGATTGAGGTTTGACCAGTAACTACCACAAATGCTTCATTAGACCCTGGATCTGCTCCAAAATCTAAAGTAGCTGTACCAATTCCGTTGGCCATTTTTTATGCGTAAGTAATTTGAGCAGTAATTTGAATAGAATCCCCAACTTGAAGATTGACTACATCAAATGTTGAACTTACTAACATAGTACCACCAGTTAATGCAGAAAATAATCCTGCTTCTACAATTGCTTTTGCGGTACTTGTAGCAGTAATGGTTTGGATAACTTGAAAAGTATTAGTAGAAGATGTAGCTGCGTTAGCAGATCCTCTAGTTTCTACTTCAGTAGTTAATGCAACATCACCAACAGCTGCTGTATGAACTCCAGTACCAATACCAATCCATTTCGGAACAACAGTTGTTGTTGTAGTATCTGCCATTTTAGTAGCAGTATAAGTTTTTCCTGCAGTTGTTAAGACTGTAACTAAAGCCATTTTATTATCCTATTTTTAAAAATTTTTTTAATTTCCAAATCAATTGCTTGATTGGATTGTTGTTATAATATGATATTACACCTAAATCTTCTACTGTTCCATCAGCTCTTGTTACAATAGCACTAAAACTAATTTCTTTTGCGCCAGATTTTGCATCTACGTTCATATATTCACCTTAATATTTATTATTTCGTTACATTTGGAGAAACAGTAATATTTCCCTCAAGTATTCTATACTTCTTTAAAGAATTAGATGTTATTTCTACATCATACACATATCTATTTATAGTTAATGTATCTGTTACTAAATTAGAAAGACCAATAGAAATCTTTCCTAAAGATGCATTAAGAACTACAACAGTAAGTGGTATAAATTCATTGGCAGTATAACTTTTCCTAAGTTGACCTGCGGCAGTATACGTAGAAAGGTCAACTACTAACCCATTATTATCAACTACTGTCATAGTTCTATAGAATTCTGCGCCTTGGTCTATAGATAAATTAGCAACTGTTGCCATCTAAATTCTCTTTTATTTATTAAGCAACACGAATTAAACCAGCAGTACTATTATTTACAGGCATGGTCAAAGTAAAAGTACCGGAAGTAATACTTTGTGCCGAGAATGTAAATACACCTACAGCATTTTTGCTTGATACAGTTGAGTTATAGATTAACATTGTATCAAAACCAGTAATAGTAACGCCAGTCCAAGTCATTGACCCTGAAGGAGTCCAATATGTGGTGCCTGTAAAAGGTGTTGTACCACTTGCAACCATAGCTGGAGCATTAAAATAAACTGCTGTAGTAGATAATGCTGCAGTAACAGCTACTGATAATACTAAAGAAGTAGTACCTCCACCTGAAACAACATATGTTCCTGGTACAATACCTACTCCAGAAACTCCCATATTATTAGCAATACCTGTGCCAGAAGCAACCGTGAGAGCCGTAGTAGAAATAGTTGCAGTGCCTGTTGTAGCTACAATATTAGTTATTGCTTGACCTCCTGCAGCATAAGTACCTGTTACAGAAACTTCACCTGTAGTCGTGTACGAAGTAGTTCTAGCATCTAAAGTAGCAGTTGCTAAGAACAATGCACCATAAAATGTATCTGCTGCGACCTTACCGCCGGTAGCAATAGAAAATGCATGAACTCCGTTCATTAAATCAGTTTTGAATGTATTGCATAAACCAGCAGTATTAGCCATTTTTTATTTCCTTAAATTTAAAAAGTTGATTGTTCTACACCAATTTGTCCAAATGGATTATTTGTGTAAGTGTGAGCATTTGATTTTACTATTTCATCACCTAAAAACCATTTTTCACTAAACAAAATATATGCAGATTCTACAATCCATTCAGTTTTATATAGTAATGCTGCTTCAGGAATATTACCCTTTGAAGTATATATTAATGGTGCATCAGTTGGATTTGCATTAGCAATTGTAGCAGAATAGTCTATTTCAGTCATAGTATTTATCTCAGTAATTATTATATAGTATTTATAAGTTTTTAAATATAAGGTTTTGGATATAGATCTTTTATTGCTTTAATATTTTCTTTCCAAACATCAAAACCTTGATTATAAAGAACATCCAATTGATCTGCAATCGAAGGATAATTTTCTTTTCTTAACTTCTTATATTTATTAAATTCGTATTCATCTTGTAGCCGTTGAATTTCATTTTCAACTTCTTCACTAGATGGTTTCTTTTGAATAGTATCAGACCATTCTATATTTTCATATATTTGATCTCCAACAACTGACCAAATTGCTCCAGGTCTTAACATTTGAAGCGCATGAGTAATATCAAAAGTTTCAATTAAATCATGTTTGTATATCATTAATAAATTTCCTGTAAAAGAACTGTAGTTGTTGCAAGTTCATAGATGGGGCCTATTGAACCAATGGGTCTATTCAAATAAAAACTTGATGCAGCACCACCAGCAGATTGTATCATTAATTTATATATAACTCCTGCGCCAGCTCCAACATTAGGACTATCTAAGTACATATAATGATTAGTCCTAGGTGTAGAAAAATTATCTGCATCATATCCAGGATTCCAAATACCTGACCAATAATTTGGATCTGATAAATTTCTTCCAATTTCTACATCACCAGTACCGTTTACATTTCTAAATAATCTAAAAATAGTATCATTTGGGGTTTCAAAAGAAATATTATATTGAACTAATATCTGACTACCTGAATATTGTGGATTTATTTGGGTATCAAGAACTGAAATAAATGTTCCTAAAAAGCCTGCTGCAGCAAATGCATAAACTGCTGTAGTATCAACTTTTCTATTTACTGTTTGTACAACCATACCTGTTGCAGGTTGAGCTAACCAACTATATCCATTTGATCTTAAAACTGTTTTAGCGGCTCCAGGAGGAATAGATATTACATTATTAACGCCACTGCCAACCAATATTCCATTATCTGTAAGACTTGTTAATCCTGTACCACCTTTAACTACTGGTAATGTACCTGTCATATCTAATGAAGATATATCAAGATTATCCCAATAAGCGGTAACACCATCACTTTTTAAATATCTGCCTGCAAATGTTGTTTGTGACGGAACATATGATGGAGTTGCATATGCTAATCCAGTTCCATTGGATGTTAGAACTGTTCCATACGCACCAACACCAGTTAATCCTGTTCCGCCATTGCCTATAGATACCGCATTTACTAATGATAAAGTACTAGCATTTAGAGTAGTTACACCAATACTAGATATACCCGATAACGAACCACCCGTAATTGAAATAGCATTTGAATTTTGTGTAGCAATTGAACCTAATCCAAGAGCAGTTCTTGCTGTTGCATCAGATGCTACTTGCCAAGTTGTACCATTGCCTACAATAAAATTATTTAAACCATAGGATAATCCGCCTAATGTAGTTAAATTAGCATTATATGCTTGTACATGCGAGCCAATAACTAATCCTAAATTTGATCTAGCACCCGTTGCATCTGCTGCTCCAGTTCCACCATATATAACTGATAAGTATGTTCCTAATGCTAAGGTCGGTATAGATATACTATAAGCACCTGAAAATGTCAAGTTTGAATTTAAATACCAAGTTTTATTTACAGTACTTTCACTATAAATATCACCTTTATTCAAATATAAACTATAATTAGTAAGACCATTTTCAGCAGAACCATATAAACCTATATTAGAACCACCTGCATGAGTATCATTTGAATAACCTTGAACACCTATTGCTCTTCCTGTAGATCCAGTAGCATTTACGTGTGCTTCACCTATTACTCCAACACCTTTAGTTATACCGTATGTATAACCAACTCCATATAAACCTGCACCATACGACATGATGTATGCAGTTCCTGAAGGTGTTCCAGTATTCGCAATAGATACTGTAATTACATTTGTCCCAGTATTAATATTTGTTATAACTGTGTCAGTAGCTATTCCAACCCCATAAACAACTTGTCCAATATATATTCCAAGTACATCACTAAGTGTAATTGTAGTTCCACCTGAACTACCTGCAACAATATTTTTAGAATAATTAAAACCTGTTTTTTCTGATATTAATCCAATATGATGTGGTTCATTTTTTTGAATCCCTGCATCAACATCTGAAAATACATTAGTTGCATTTGGAAATCTTGTAGAATTTGCTTGACTACCAATATATAAATTTGTTCCACCTGTTTTTAATAGTCTTGTTTGTATATCAACGTTTAAATTAATAAAGTTGGCATCAACCTCAGCATTAGTTAATGTTGAGTTTTTAACTGTAGCACCAGTTCCTGAAGTTGATCGAGTAGTTATAGCGGCCATTTAGTTATCCTGTTAACAGTATATTTACTTATTTATTATTTATAAATGTCATTAACATTTGTTTTATGTCACTAATATCATTTTTCAACAACTGAATTTCGTTATCTTGACGTGCAATTAAATCTCTTTGATACAATTGCAAATTTCTTTTATTAATATATTCATTATATCCATTATCTGAAATAGTGATTATAGCAGAAGATTCTGTATCTCTTACTAAATCACTATTTCCTGTTACTTTTAAATATTTCATGTTATGCGCAAGCAACAATTCTCAAATCTTTTACAGTTGGAATAGCGCAAGTATTTGAAGATTGCATTACTAATTTAACTGCAACGGTATCAAATTGTCCTATAGTTGAATGAATATTAATACTACCTTGAACAGTAGATGAATTAACAACTGACATTGTCAATGTAGATTTACCTACATCTGCTCCTGTACCATTAACTATAGCAGTAATTAATGATGCAGTACCTACGCCTACACCAGTTACTAATGATCCAATTGATACACCAACAGTGGTAGGTATTACAATTGTGTTTGTGCCGGAAACACCACTAATTGTTTCTACAGTAATAATGTTATCCGTTTCTACATTATAGTGATAATCTGTAAATGTAAAATCACTCAAATCAGTTTTTATTACTGGAGTAGCAGGTTCTATTTTAACCCAATTTAACGTATTTATATCACCTGATTTTATTGCTTTATAATATACAAATACATCAGAACTTAAAGGAACATTTGCAGAAAAATTTATTTTTAAATAGCCACAAACTTGATTAAGTATAATGTTATTAGAAACATATTTACTAACAGTAGAACTTCCTACAGGAGTAATATCATCCTTAAACATTACTTTATTAACTATAGTAGTACCAGCTATTGAAGCTTGACTTGTAAAATCTTGTAATGCACTATCAACAAAAGATACAAATAGTTTTCCGGTAGTACCGTCATCTGTAATATGAGATACAAGAAATGTACCATTATTTAATGATGAAGTTGTTCCTGCAATAGTAATATAAGTTCCAATAGCAATAGCTTTTAACTTACCTCTAAATGTAGCATCTGTACTGCTGATAAAAGCATTTCCATATACAGTATCTGCCATTTTAGTATTAAAAGTTAATCCTACTCCAGTAAATACAGATACTTCATCAATTAATGCTAGATTTGTATTACTTTCATATGGTTTATTAATTTTATTTGCTATTAATACAGAACTAACTCTATGAGTATCAATGATAGGAGATAAACTATCTTTTGTAGTTTTAATTGTTGCAGTAAGAGTTAATGGTTTTATTCCATTAAGACCTGCATTTGCTTCATTAACTTCAGATACAATCATTCTAGGTGAATTAAAATAATTTGTATCATTAGAAACACATGCAACAGATGCCGCGTCAATAACATAAGGTGTTTCAAAACCATCTACAGATTTTCCTGACGCAGTTCTAATTTTATAATCAATACTAGTTTCTGGAAAATTCAAGTTTGTAAATGAAGGTTGAATCGCATCATATTGAATATTTTTTGATAATAACCATACTTCAGATGAACTAGCTGGCCCAGCGTATCCAGAAGCTGTAGCATTACCTCCAGCAGTTATTGTATATGAATCCATATCAACATTTGCTATAGTTCTATCACCATTTAAATTTGCTGCAGTAATACCATTTATAGTATTAGCAACACCACTAATTCTAACAATACTTCCTGAAGGCATACCATGATCCTGATGCCATACTCTAACTAAGGCAGAGCCACTTGTAGTTTGGAATGGATATGCATCAAATGAATCAATTGTAATTTTAGTGGTTGGAATTACATCATTAATAAAATCAATACTACCTACTGCGTTTACATCAAATTTAGCTCTGTATACTGTAAATTTCATATCTTGAGTATCGCATGGAGTCCATGATTGCCCATTTTGAGATTTATATAATACACCAGCATAAGGTTGTTGTGTTATAGTTTGTGTAGAATCTGGAATCAAATTACCCATTTCAGAAATCCAAACTCTATAAAGAATAGAATCACTCAATAATACAATTGCATAATCTGTACCATCTTTTACATACACAGGACTTTTAAAATTAAATGTTGTAGGTGTATCATACTTTGGATATGGTACATCTCCGCCTTCTTCAGCCGTTACAGTAACAATTGTTGAAGACAAATTAATTTGTTCCGGTAATAATGTAACTGAACTAAATGGTAAAATAGTTGCACCTGGATATCCATTAACTGTTTCACGAATTTGTAATGTTACAGGAATACTAGGATCTTTTTTAGCAAAGAATATATCTACTTTAGTTAAGAAGCATCCACCTGGTTGATCTTTAATAGTAAATGTTTGAGCAAGAGGATCATACCAACCAGTACCTGAAACAACTCTTTCAGATGTTTCTGTAATAACTCTATTATCTGTTAAACGTTCTTGTACTAATTCGCCATTTCTTGTAGCAGTATATGTTGCTTGTTTAGTTTGTAATACACCATTTGCTTCATACATACTAGTCCCTCTAGAATTAAATAATCCTAATGGAGTTGCGGTATCTTGTAGTTTAAATTCACGTTTGCCAGTTCTAAATCTAACGCTATCAGTATTAGGAATATCAAATAATAAATTAGCACTACCATTAAAATTAGTTATTACTGAATTACCTTTTACTTTAGCAACTGGAGTGGCTGTTAATGTACCATAAGCAAGACTAACGTTTCCTTTTACAACATCTCCAGATAAGAATGAACCCTTAATATTAACAACATATATTGATTTATGTAATGTAATTGGATTATATTCTATGTCTACAATAACTGCTGTTGCAGGACATCCTGATGAATCTGGAGTTTGATACGCAGTAGCACCTCTAAGTGATACAAATATAATATCACCTCGATTTAAACAAACTTGAGTATCACCATTTATTCTACGTTGTGCATTAGAAGAATCTCCACCAACATTAGACGCATAATCAAATATTCCACTAACAGAAGTTCCAAGATCTAATTTTGTAGCAGGTGTACAATAGTTAGAAATATCCATATTTTCAAAGAATGGATAAAATTCTGTTTCTGGTTTTAATGCTTTTGCTTGAATTAAAACATTTCTTGAACGAATGTATGGAATAACAGCAGATGATACAATTCTATCTTCCGTTAATTGAGTATCAACTTTAGCAACTAATGTTGTATTAACACCGCTTCTATATTGTCCCTTTGTAGTCGCAGTAGTAGTTGTTAATGTATAAGAACCTCCATAAAGACTCCAATGACCATTTAATGAAAAACTCTGTCCGGTTAATCCTCTAGCTTGAGCCTGTGCGGCAAGTCCTCCGCTATAGGCATTAGTAATAACGGGTTTGCCTGACCATTGAGTTTGCCAAGCATTCCAAATAGTACCAAGAACTCCTGAAGATTCTCCCAATATTTTAATAGTATTATAGTTACCTTCAACATTATTAATAATATCCGGTCTACGTTCTGTTTCAAACCAATCATCAGAAGAAGGAGTTAATTCCATTTTACCTAGAAAAGTAAAAATTGCAAATGGATTTATACGTTCCGTTCTTGAACCTAAAGTTTGTTCTGCTATTTTAACATGATCTATTACAGGCAATGTTATAATATCACCGTACATTTTATAACTATTTGATGTTCTAGCACCTTCAGTTTTATTTTTCTCAATTATATTAATGTTTTGCATTGTATAAAATGGACGCAATTGATTATTTTCTTGATCAATAGCACACAAATAATCAGGTGACAAGGTATTACCTATGCCATGTCCATTGAAACTATCTACAATAAATCCATTTTGGAATCTATCTAAACCAGAAGTATCTGTTATCTTCATTGATACAGTTTCTTGTTCAAGTAATGATAAAGATGTATAATACTCTAAATTTTCAATTCGTTTTTCTAGTTTACCGATATCACGCATAGTATATCGTTTATTTTCTGCCTTCGTGAAAATAACATTATCAATACTAGTATTTAATGTGTATGGAGCAAGAGTTAATGAATACAACTCCATACCTGTTGACATTACAGGTGGTTGTAATGGAGGTATGTTTGGTGTACCTTTTACATTAACAAAATTACCGGTATAATCAATATAGATTTTATCCAATCTAGGCAAATAATAATCATAATCTATGTTTACATCAATAGCTCTTTTAGGTAAAAATGTAGTAGATGTCCAAGAAGAACCGTTATATGCTGGACGGAAATCTATAACATCTCTTAATGAGAATCCTGTGTATGTTGGAATTTCATTATAGCCAATACCTGTGTATGATTCTACTGTAAAATAATCACCTGTACCATGGGCAAAATATTCAAAATACACTTGAACTGGCGCAGTAGGTGGAGAGAAAGATGATTTTAAAGTTAAACGACTATAATCATAATGAGTTTCTCTTTGACCATCATCAAAATCATATCTGTCTGAAATGTCTATAGTGTAATCACCAGTAGGAGCAGCAAATGTGCCCGATTTCATTTTGATAGATAAAACCCTGAAAGTATCTGCATAACCAAGATTTAATGTGGTTGCCTGTCCTAATGTAGCCGTAGTATATGTTGTATTACTAATAGTTGCAGTTTTGGTTCTTCTAGTAGATGTAGCACCAGTTTTATTAATAGCTGCGGATAGAATAACACTTTGGCCATTATAAGAAGCATTTACGGATATTGTTACTTGATTTCCTGCAACAACTATACCAGTAATTGGAACAATTGCAGAGGTTGTAGATAATAAGTAATTTTCATATGCTGCAGCAGAGGCAAATGTTCCAGTATCAGTTGTTTGGAATGCTACTTGACCCGAAGCTACAGTTAACGCAGCAAATCTTTCAAATACTGTATAACTAATATCAGAAGATGCTTTAATAAATGAATTTGGTAATGGAAATATTAATCCTGAATTGTTAGGTTCAACAATATCTGTAGATATTAAAGAAAATGTAGATCCTGTAATTGCAACTGAAGGTGATGAATCTATAGTTATTGCTGAATTACCTGCAATTGCAGTAACTCTTTTTACCTGTCCTGCAATATAAAGATAGTCACCTACTCTTAATACTGATAGAAAGTTTGTTCCAGTTCCAGTAAGTGATGTAGTTGAACCTGTTATGGTTCCTAATAACTGAGTTAAATTTGGACTAATATCAGCAACAAATCCAGATATAGCAAATGATTTTGTATCTCTACTAAAATTTTTGCCTACTCTCATAGAAATATCAAAAATAAACAATTTGTATATTGTAGTTGTTTGATATACTAAACCATTATCCCATTCTACACCTCTAACTTTACAAGTACCAATTATGTTACCTGCTCCTGCAAGTTGATCATAAATGTTAATTGTTACATTATTTTTATAGTCTGGTATGCCGGCTAAATTTTTAACAAAGACATAATTACCTACAGTTGCAGTTACTTTAGCATTATTTACAGAATTATAAGTTCTTGCTTTATCTACATCTACAAATTCAGTAGAAGGTTTTTGAATTTTATATCCTTGAACATATGCTTTACCTGCTTCCATACCAATAGCAAGTTTTGCTTCATTACCAAAATTGGCATAGGCAACGGCCTCAGCATTTGTGCCACTATCACTTGTTATAATAACATTTGGATTTGAAGTAAATCCAGAACCTATATTAATAACATCAATACCAATTAATTTGCCTTCACTATTAATTTTAGCTGCAGCAGATGCACCAATACCACCTCCACCTGAAAAACTAATGGTAGGAGCAGTTAAAAATCCAGAACCTTGTTTTGTAACTTCAATTGAAATTACAGAACCAAAGGAATCATATACACCTCTATTATAATTAGGTTTTGGTGTATATTCCCATTGAACTCCAGTAGTGGTACCATCGTACACTTTACCTACAGTATGAGTTGGACCTGTAGATCCAGCAGAAGTAGCGGTGTTTCTAGCAGTATATAATTTGTTACTGTTTGAAACAATATCACCTAATAAATATAATCTATCAGATATCCAATTACTTCTATCATTATTTCTATGTTCACGTACATCTATTCCAAAAGGTACTACAATATAGTCTCCTGATTCATCATAAGTTCTTTCTGCCAAAGTTTTTTCTAATTGCGCATAATCTGTACCGCTTTTTATACTCAATATTCTACCATTAACAACTCGTGCTAATTCAATAAAATTAGAATCAGTAGTTGTACCAATAGGTAGTTTTGTCAAAACTAAATCTATAAAATGTCTATGTGATCCTGGAGCAGAATAATTATAACTATTTTGTGCATTATCTAGTAATGATTCATCTTCATACTCAGTAATGATAGATTCATTAATAGTTAACCCGATTCTATAAGAAGGTATGTTTGAATATTTGTCTAATATAACAGTTTGGCTATCTGCTAAAACAAAAAATCCATTAATGTAATATACACCTCTTTTTATAATCCCTGCTGAACCAATACCAGTAGCATTGGTAGAAATAGATTGTACAGAATGTGTTTCATCTGCAAGAGATATTACTTCTGAATTACTAAATGGAACAGAAGCGGAGGAATTATCAGATGTTATATAACGAACAAATAAAGTTGCTGGATCAGTATTATCATGCGCAGTAGCATATAAAACTTCTGCCGTAATACCACTAGTAGCACCTACAATTTGTTTACCTATAAAAGAATTTATGAAATCATTTACGTCAACTCCACCATAAGTAGGATCTACTTTTATATAATTATATTTTGTGTCAACTGAAAATTCACCAGGAATTACCATGGAACCCTGTTTGAAAATATGGTCTCCATGTCTTTTAACTTGTTGTTGGACAATTGTTTGGAGTTGTGTTAATTCTCTTGCTTGAACAGGATATCCTGGACGAAACAATATTTTATAGAATTTTTTATCTTCATTGTAATCGTCGTAGTACGGTTCTGTATTAAAATCTAACATGATTCTCTCTTTGTCCTAAAGGTATTGTTATCATTATTTATTAGAATCCAATTATTGTTCTAAGAGTAACTGTTTGTTGTTCAGTAGGGGTAAATGCGTTTCTATTATCTATATACATTAAATCACCCGAATATTTATCTATAGTAGGCGGTGCTGCATCAAGCATCGTAAATGTTTGCGCAGGATTTGAAACTAGATACATAACTTTACCAACATCTAATGTATAATTATCCAATGATTGTAATAACATGGCACTTCCTGTATTTGTTACAATCCTAAATCTTGAATTAGTTGTAAATTCTGCAATCAATTCATCAGGTGCAAATGTAACATTACTTGTATTTGCATAAACTACCCAACAAGCAGTTTCAAATACAGTTGTAGCAATGTAAGTAGTATTGTATTTGTATATATTACGAAGAATTCCCACTTGTCTATAATTATTATTTACTGTAAACCCTTGGTTTTTATAATTTGATATATCACTAAAAAACATTAAACCACTTGCTTTTAATTCATTTAAAGCATTTTTACCGTGTCCACCATAGGGTGATATAATTGCTCGGGCAGTTGCTCCTTTGCCTGTTCCAGATATAGTAACATTAGACCAAGTATATCCATAACCTTGAGTTAATATATTTATTTTTGTAACTCTACCTGAATTTATAGTTACTGTAGCAGTAGCACCTGTACCATCTCCTGTAATAGCAACTGTAGCAGATGTATAACCATAACCTCCTGAAACTACAGGAATATTCATTAATTTACCAGAAACAGTTAGTAATTCAACATTTGCTTGTAATGAATTAATATCACCAATTGATAATGAAGGAGTTAATTGAGCACCTGTTCCATCACCTGAAATGTCTATATACGCAACAGAATACCCTACACCACCATCAATAATTTGAACACCTGTAATTTGTCCACTTGATATTATTGGTACTAATCTTGCACTTGAACCTGTTGTTGTTGCTGTTATTAAACCATTTACACCAGATACATCATTAATACTAATAACAGGTATTTTGGTATAACCTGCTCCACACTTCATATTAGGAGTAGCAGTAGCACTTATACCTGCATAAGTTAAAGTTGCTGTTCCATTAGCAACTGCTCCACTTTCATGAACTGGAGCAGTAGAACCTGAAGTTCCACCTATAGTAACTGTGTATAATCTATTAGCATAAAATATTTGTTGATTAGTTGTGTATAATGTGGTTGCTGTCCACAGTGTGCCTATAGTTATTGTTGGTGTCGTTGTATATGATCCAGACCCTGTAACAATTACATTAATTAATGAACCATTTTGTAGCACTGCACTTGCAGTTCCGCCACCTGAACCTGAAATAGAAACAGAAGGGGTGTTAGTATATCCAGATCCTACATTTGCAACATCAATATTTGCAATAATTTTATTTAGTGTAACAGTACTTAATTGATTACTACCGTTTTTTGTTACTGTTCCAGTAGCGCGAGCTCCAACAAATTCTAAAGCAACGGTTCCATTTGTTACTATACCACTTGTATGGATTGGCCCAGTAGTTGTAAATGTTCCAGGTATAACTACCTTATAGTAGTTATTATTATACACTATAATTTGGTTTAAAATAGCATATCCACCTGATGCCCATGCACTAGAATTACTAAATGGTGGTTCAATTGTTATAGTAGGTG